GGATTAGCCAATCCAGTAGTGTCATCGGCCAAGTATCCTCTTAACTTAAAAGTTTCTTGAGCTCTCCACCAAAATTTAGGTGTCTTATATTCTCTACTTTGCATAAGTCTAATAATTGGTGTCTGTGCTTCTGTGAAGCTCAATACCATTATTAAACTTATTAAAAACTTAGCAATGTAATTCAATGCAAATCTCCAATTCGTTATAATTATATGTTTGTTTTATGACCCTTTAGAAAAAAAAGGTATAGACTTTATTATATAATAAATATAATATATATTTGTTAAACATCAAATCGAATTGTAAATGCCATATCGTATTTTTTTGATTTTTTTATTGGTTTTGCCAATTTAGAAACTGCTAATAACTCATCGTTATCATTATATAACCCTATTGAAGTTACATAAGTATGAAAATCTGAATGTGATACAAAGTTTTCTAACTTATATGTGGGTTGTACCAAAGTATTATGTTGATATTCTTCATATTTTGTATAGTGTCCAATTGCTGGATATGCACTAGCTGTTTCTTCAATACCTTGTATTACTGTTGGGAAATATTCTAAATTAGAACTAACCCAATCCGAACCCGAACCTTCGAAGGTTGCACTTTTGTTTGTTGGAGTATTAAATTCATTTTTCTTTGCTATAACTAAATATTCGTGTTCGTATATTGTTTGAGTATTTTCAAATTCTATTTCCCATCCATCAGAACCTGAACCTAACCCAACATCAGTATAACTTCCTGTATCTGTTATGCAAACCAACCCATGTTGATAAAATACATTACCAACTGAACTTCCACTATTATTACTATCGGGAGTTCCAGCTGCAAAACTTGAACTATATGCAGTATCATACATATTACCATAACCGTCATCAACCAACACAAGTGTTTTTGATGTACTATTATCAAGTATTCTTACACTACCTGGATATATTTCTTCTCCAAAAAATTTACGAGGAACATTAAATACATTTACTGAATCATGTAATTGTCGTCTACGAGGTGTAGAAAGAGTTGTTTCATTAGGTCTTGGCCAAGCAAGTTCTAAATCATCAAAAGTTTTATCGGGTTGTGGACAACTGACTGACCAAGGATTGGGTGTTTCTTCACCTTTTACATATAAATGATGAATTGATCTCCATACTGGTTTATGATACCAAGTACCAACACTATACCATTCATCTTTACCGTGTCCTAAAGATTTAGATTCTTCACTAAACGCACCAATAGATTGTGAAGCGGCACTGGCAGAGTTAAAGCCTAATATACTTCCACTATGTCCCTCAAGAACAAAGACACCACTTCCAGAATCAACTTCTGTAAAGGAATATGCCTTATGAACCTTAAAGGGTGTGAATTTAAAATCCCCAACACCAAGGTTCTTAAACATACGCTTTCTCCCTTAGAAGTCTAATCTGACTTTTATAGTTGCTTCTCTGGAAGGCGTTTTTAAGAACGGTTTGGAAATTTTAGCGACTGCCAATAATTCATCTGTACCATTATACAAACCAACTGTAGTAATATAAGAACGAGGATCCGTTAAGAAATTAGGATTAGTTAAATCTCCATTACTTCCTGTAAAATATGTTGGGTTTTGACTATAATTAAACATATTGTTTTTAACTCTACAGAAATAATGTGTTGATTTAATTTCTTCTTCTCTTCGAGCTTGGAAAAATCCTGTACCAGATGCATCTGCTTTAAATGCTTTAAACAACTTACTATGATTAAAATTGTCCGTATTATCAGCATATCCAGTTGCTAAACTTATACCACTCACTCCTGATTGGGATTCAGCTGGTGCATCATCTAATAGTTTTCTATCAAGATAGATCACACCCAAATATGGATAAAATTTACCATAATATTTCTTAGTAGTTCCAGAACTATACCTATATGCAGATGTTCCACTAGCAATTGAACCAGAAACTACATTAAAAAATGTAGATGCCTTTCCAGTTTCAGGGTTTGTAGTTGCATCACTATCATCAATCAGACTTAATCCTTCAGCACCATTAATAGTTTGTAAATCCATTTGCCAGTTACCTGGATCCACTTTTTCTCTCATTCGTGCCCTAGCAACACTAATGAAATATCCATCAGTAGAACTTGATTCTGCTCCTGTTGCCCCAATTTTAAAATATGTTTGGGATGGGGGAAGAATTAGATTCTTAAACTGTCTATATATTGCCTGACTGGGATTGTTGCCCGTTTGAGAATTCTTTGAACCACTACCTGCATAGTGTCCATAAGCAATACTAAATTGTACCTCTGATGTAGTTGAAGATGTTACTTCGTTGTGAACATCTAAATAATATTCGCCACTACTACCACTTTGCAAAGATGAAGTAAACATCCCTGCTGTTGTAGATGTAGCATCTAATTTAATTGCTCCACCAGACCACATTCCAGTAGATACCGTTGATGTTGTTTCTTGTACATCACTTTGGCCATCGAATTCAACAAATACTGCCATTTTTAACTCCTGTTATAATAATTTAAATTTTTTGTCATTACCCTATTAATTTTCTACCACTTGCACTCTTACGACTTGGGTTTCTCGGGCCGGCCGTTTTACCAATTCCTTTACTTGCTAATTTTGATGTAAGTGCTGCTGCTTTCTTTGCCGCGGCGGCTTTGGCTGCGGCGGCTTTTGCTGCGGTTACCACGGCTGCTGTCGATGGGAGTGCCTTTTTCTTTTTCTTTGGTGCGGGATCAATACCTTTTCCGAGTCCAAGATTGAGATTACCTAAATTACCTAAATTACCTAAATTACCTAAATTACCTAAATTAGATAATCCTCCCAGGTCAGCTAACTTCTTTATTCCCTTTGTATCTACCATACCACTCAATTGACCAGGTTTTATGCCCGTACCTGCTAATGGGTCTAATGGGTCTGGCTCCACTTCATCCATTATATCTGGAATATCCTCCAGTATTTTTTCTTCTTCTATTAAGTCAAGTTTTTCTATAATTTTTTCTTCTTTTATTATTTCTTGAATTTCTTCAGGTAATTGTTCTGGGTTAAAAGTTTCTACAATCTGCCCACTTTCACTTAATGTAACCGCCCCACTACTACTTTGTATTGGTGCGTGTCTCTTACCAGCATTAATTTTTAATTTAACTTTTGTTTCTTTACCAGTTTTTGAACCCTGTAAAGTTACAAACACGTCTCTTTCAACAAAAGAATTTTTATCTGTTGGAACATTCGGTTTAAGAAATATCCCTATTTTTCTTCCTTGTTTTACTGCTAATGGCATTTTATTATTGTCCTCCTAAGTAGGCCTTTTCTCGGATCGTACATAAGGAGCTCCTATTGTGTCTCCTTCGACAAATATCTCCACAAAAGAATCATCACTCAACGTTACTGTATAATTTTCATCTCCACCCAAATTTAATGTTGATGGTGAAAGAACTATATTTGATAATGCACCTTCTAAATTTAATACATCAGGTAGTCCAGTAATTTCTTGTTCAAATCTACTTTGATTTAATTCACTTGTTAAAAGTGTTTTCATAGTAGAACTTGTTCCATCTTCGGTAGCTGCTGCTGTTCTTGTAAATGCCTCTAATACAGGCATTCCTAAAATAGAAGAATCAAAATAATCTGGACCCCGTGTATCAGTAACATCAAACATACCATAATCCACTCCATCATCTGACAGTGCGAATTTAACTATATTTAAATTATCACCTTTAGATAAAAGTTGTCTACCTCTATCAGTTAATACAGCATCTACAAATATTGCTTGGGATTTATCTAAGAAACTCATATGTTATTAACTCGTTTTGTTAGTTACAGTTACAGTTATACTTGCAGTAGCACCACTTGTTCTACCTCTAACTATTAATGTAGTTTTAGCAGGTGAAATAGTAGAACTAATTGCTTTACATTTAATATTCACGGTATCACCTATATTTCTAGTAGTAATAGTTTGAGAACTTCTAAACTTTGTTCTTGATTCACTATTAAATCCACCTGAATCGGTTTCATCATTATTAAGATATAAAAATGCTATATTAGTATTCAATAAGGTAAATGAATAATTTTCTGTCTGTTTTAAATTTTCAGTTGTTGGATTTACAGTAACTGCAGTTCTTGTTCCTCTACCATCATTTCCGGTTTGATTAAATGATAATGAAATACCATTATTTACTTGGTCGTCAATACCAGTCAAATATGCCATTTGAGTTGGATCAGGTGAACCTTGTAAATGTGTAGTATCTGCAAGAATTTTAAATTTCATAACTGACGCTTCGTTGGTTACAGCCTCCAAAACTGGCATGTTTTCTAATACTGCTCCATAATAATCTGATCCAGATGGGTGTCCTGGATTCCATAAGTTATAATCTATTTCATCATCACCTAATGCGAATTTTGTTATATTAAAGCTACCATCACCCTTTGCTAACAACTCACGACCTTTTGTTGTTAGGATAGCATCTAATACTTGCGTTGTTTTATTTAAATATCCCATATATTAATTCCTGATTTTTCTGTTTATTTCCATAGAAATACTTGAAATGTCAAACTGAAACCTCTTATTAAAAGTTAATCCTTCAAGTATAAATATAAAGTTTTTAATTAATTTAGTCATCTTCTTCTATTTGTCTTTCTCTCTCAATACATCTGGTCCTGTATCTAATTCGGTTGTTAATTTAACATTTGCCGAATCAAATGTAGTTGCCACATATGGATTGGTTAATACCATAGTGACTGCATCATAGGTAATTTGACCACTTAAATCCTTAGAAGGTAGTGCAGTCTCTTTAGTATTTCTACATCCTACGAATTGTACTCGTTCTAATGCTAATACATCGTCTGCCTGATTCTCATAACTTGATGAATTAAATGATACTGAACTTGCACTTCCTTGTAAAAACTGTTCTTTAGTACTATAAGTAAATACTTTCTCTTTATTAAATTTAGATGTTCTTTGTTCGTCAATCATAGCAATACTTTCAGTAAATATTGAACTAACTCCACCTTGAGTAACATAACTTCCTGAATAATCACTTCCGTAACCTCTTGCATTATGTCCAAAACTCACTACTGAACCGAGATGACTTTGTTTTCTCTCTATATAATCCTCATAATATTTTAATTCTGCTAAATTATCTCCACTCAATATACCCATATATTCTATTTCATTCTCTATTACATGATTTTCTGCATGTAATTCAAATACATCACTACCACTATTTCTTAATTTAGTTAATGTATCTTCAAATACTGGATATTCTCTAAAAGTTGTTTCTCGTGCAATTTTATTTCGTTCTAATATATTATTTTCAATCAATACACCAACGGTTGCTTTAGCTCTAGCAGGTATTAATTTCTTAACTTGACTAAAAACACTATGGTCGAAATAATTTATTAACCTCAAATAATCCCAAAAGTTATTACTTCCGTTATATTTTCTCCAATACTTATCTGCAGTTTGTTTCAACCCACCATACTTATCATAGGTTTCTCTTTTATTATCTCTTGGATCACCCAATTTATCTTCTAAATCTAAATCTGATAAGGTAAAAATAATATCTTCATTAATAACATCAACTGGAGAGAAATATACTCCTAATCTTTCTGAGTCTTTTGTCTCTATTGAACCTATATTTTTCTCAACTCTATACTTTGTTGATAAATTCAAACTACCTTTAAATTCATCTTTTAATTGTCGGGGTGAAATTCTTGCTTTATTTGCACTTCGTCTGATTCCACCTATTGTTGGTAATGGCATTTTCAATCTATCTACTACATTTGAATAATTGTTCTCATCTGAAAAATTCTTAGCAGACCCCGTATATGGATAATTAGAAGTTGCTGCCGTATTCCTAATAGACTTCTCACTATCGGCTCCCGTTCCATGATTTGTATCTTCATTAAAAGATAATCGTTGTACTAATTCATTCATAGAACCTGTAAAATTGTTTCCTACGAAAGATTGTGGTGTTTCCACGTGTGTATCAAAATGTTGCTCATCCAATGGTGTGCTCCACAATCTAAATTCCATCATTGAACCACTTAATAAATTACCGGTTGCATTAGAACTTGATACAAAACTATTATCTTTACCACCTACATATAAATCACCATCAGTTTCCCAACTACCAGAATAAGATGCAGATGCTGCGTTTGATAAACCATCAATAATAAGTGATTCACGAGTTTGGTATTGAATAACATCTCTACCCGCATCAAACTGTTTAGCAATTATATCAAACTTTAATGAATCAGTTCCGACTTTTCTCAACTCTCCTTTATCAAAATATATTGTTTGTCCGTTTGTTTCATTATCTAACCTCACTCCAATAAATTTTGTTTGTGGGTGTGATATTTTTGCCCTAACGGTATATTTTTCCCACTTAGTTCCAATACCATATGATGCAGGATGTAATGCTCCATATCCCCAATTTTTCTTTTGAGATGGATAATATGTATAACTTTCTTCTAATATATTTCCTTTTTCACCCAACTCCATAATCCACATTTGCATTTTAGCACCATCAGTTTTAGACCGTGCATAAACACTAAAATCAAATTCCTCGGCAAATGATGCGGATGCTACTCTTGCATCTCCAAAAGTACTATAATTAGTCCCATCATCATTATTTGTATATGGATAAGTGTATGCTTCTCCACTTGACTTTGTATTTTTAAATCCTAAACTATAACTACCATCAAAAATATAAGAACTTTGTGAAACAACTTCTAATGTTCCACCATCTCCAACAGATTCAAATGGTGTTTGTAAACTTCCTGTTTCAAAATTGTATGAACCTGTTACCATTCCTACGGAACCAGAATGTATTCTTGTAGAAAATATCTCATCATTAACCAATTCTTTCCGTAACATCACCGACCAAAAATCTCCATTAAAAAATGGTAATGCCGAACTTGTAACTTCTTGTGAACCACTATATGAGCCACTAATTGTAAATGCTATTGAACCCATATTATCAACTGAACCATTATCTTTTAACCACACATTCCAATTATCATCTTGTTGTACTAAATTCATATTAGAACTCGATACTGCCTTAAATCTAAACTCAACCGTTTTGGGTTTCATAGAAGTATCTGTAGAATCCTTCCACTTTGTATGAACATATTGGGCTGTTTTAAAATCTAACGCCTTTGAAAATCTACGAACTGCCTCATAGTTGGGATTTACTTCATTTTTAGTTGGGCCACCGTATTCTCTAACTCTCAATATCGTAGATGGAATACCATAACAAGTTATCAATCCTTTTAATGCCTTTAACGTTCCCTTGGATTTTAAAAACAATGGCATATTTGTTAATATTCGTTTCCATACTTCCTTACTAACATCTTCTAATGGTACAGACGAGGATGATGTTATAGTATTATCTTGAGCAACTACTTTACCAGTTGTATATTCATCTAACTCTACTAAATCATAACCATCATATAATTGCCAACCAAGAGATTTAGCCACCGTAGAAGCTAACTGTTTAGGTAATCCTTCAGTTAATGATTCTTCTCTATCATAAACAGAAGGTAATTCATCTATATAATTTTTAATGTTATCAAAATGTTGTCCTAACATTTTTACTAATCTTAAAAATACTTCATTTTCACTATCTCGTGATATATGATCTGGCATATGATAAATTAAATAATCCCTATTATAATAATCATAATTTGATGCACTTACTTTTTGATTTTCATACCAAGTATCTGCTATAGATGCTGTAGAATTATATAATACATATGGTTTTGAAGTATTCTCTTTGGGCCAAGTAGCATCATAATGCATTCCAAAACTACTTGTAGTAAAGGAAGAACTTTCATAATAAAGATATTTTTCATACCCATCAAAATTATTCTTTAATTCATCTATTTTTAATTCTAAAGAATCTAATTTTTGTTTAGATCCAGTCACTACCGTATTGGGATCATTTCCTAAATCTCCTGAACCTGTATATAGTCCTGCGATAGAAGAACTTTCTTGTTCATATCCTTCAAGTTTTTCTAACTTATATTTAAAATTTGATAATCTTTTTTCTGCTGAACTAAAATGTACGAAATTATCATACTCAGAATAATCAACATTTAATTCTGTTTCATTTATACTACCACTTATTACCTTATTTATAATATCCCTATAAAGAGAACTACTTTGAAAAGATAATTCAGCCCAATTTTTATATTCAGTTGTGACTGACTGTACGGTTTCTGATACATCGTCTGAACCAGGTGGTAATAATATAGTTGTAGGTAATGGAGTCTCTATCCAAGGAACTAAATCTACTCTAAAACTGTTATTAGGTATTACTTCCTCTACTATTTGACAAGTAGTTCCTATATTATATCTTTCTGGTAATGGTTGATATAATTTAAAAATTCCAGAAAGTCCACCATTTTTATTATTAACTATTAAACTTCTATACCCATCTTTAAAATACAAATATGTTCTAAGATTTCGTACAGTAGATTTACTTGTTCTAAAAAACATAGGTCTATTTGTATAAAGTGTATCATCCGTTGGTTCTTCATATAAAAATAAACCAACTCTTTTAGCATAATTTTTTGGTGTTTCCGCTAATACTACTCTAGTTACAAAATCTCCATCATAACTAACACTTGAAATTTTTCCTACATAATCAGCGTATCTTTTTACTTCTTCAAAAGTTGTTACTGTGTCTTGTCTTGATTGTAAATCTCGTAAATCATAATCATCCGTCATATAAAAATATTCTGCCAAATCATTTACAGTACCATCAATATCAACCCAATCTCTCAAATAATTATATATTTTAGTTTCACTAACTTGATATGCAGAACTAGCTAAAATATCATAATCCATCCAATCAATAGTTTGTCCATTAACATTTTTAAACCGTCTTAATTCTTCTCGATTGTCAATCCACCAAGCCTGAGCCCTATTATAATATTCTACCTCTTTGGAGTTATCATGATCCCGTGCTACGTGTACCAATTCTTCCCAGGCTTCAATAAAAGGAGTTATATAGTTCTGTTGTATTGCCTGTTTTAAAGACATTCCAACCACCAAATTATCAATTATAAACTCCCCATCTTCATTTTGTTGTAGTACTTCAAAATTGGGAAGCCAAGAATCTGTACCCGCGTCGTATACCCATTGTGCCAAATCACTAAGTGTACCTGTTTGTGCCCCTATTGGTGGATTTAAGGGTCTTGCCTCTACTTCATATTTAGTTACCACCTCTGTCTTTGGTACTTGTTCAACTGTAGTAACAAACATATCCCTTAATATAATATTTGTAGTTCCTTCAGTATAAAATTTGTCAAATTGTTCTCGTGTAACCACCACATTAGCAGTACTAAAATCTATAGAATTATCTCCATGTGCTATTTGTCCAGATTTTACTCCAATTTCAGATGAACCAAAGCTTTGTTCTGTTATTAATTCTATATCATCTATTTTCTGTGAAGATGGTGCATCTGTTCTTAAATAATAGGTAGAAATTGGATTAAATAATATTTCTATTTCTTCTAAATACTTTTCATTAGTAATATCTATATTGGGTGATATAATAATCTCATCTCTTAAAGGATTAATATTATTAATTTCTAATCCCGCATCAACCGAACCCAATTTAGTGGTATCATCTAATATAAATTCAGTAGTTGTCGTCTCAGACTGACCCCCGGTGGGAGCGTCGTTTTCTTCAGGATCATATTCAGAATTTTTAACTTTCTTATACCGATTACCACTATCATCTAAGAGTACTGCTCCTTCATAAAATTCCCCATCAGAATCAATAGTTTGTTTATCAGATAAACCAGCAACACGTCTTAAAAATTCATATTGAACATTATACGTTCCTTGATCAAATCCAACTGATCTTAAATGATTTCCCATATTAAAAATTAATTTACCATCAGAATCTAAATCAAATTTAGATCCTGGTAGAATTTGAGTTAATATAACATCATTACTAATAGAATCTAAAATTGTAATTATTGCAAAATCATTTGAAATAGCTGGTGTATTAACTGGTATTTCTAAATTAGAAAAAGAATTACCGAACCCAGTAGAAGTGCCCGACTTCACTTTACCCTGTGAGATATTTTCAAGTTCTTTATTTAATAAAATACTTGACATTAGAAGTTTTCGAAGTTTATATTAATATGTAATGGTATTAAATCTTCATCTATATCTGGTATAGTATTTGGAACTACAACCTTTTGCCAGTTTTCATCAAAGTTTTCCCCACTCCCAGAGCCAAAAAACAATAACTCTCCTGATTGATTTTTGATAGTAGGATATTGAGTATCTTGTTGACCAGTTTCTTCTATATGTTGATTAACATACGTCATCATACTATCAAAATTATCTGAAAATTGTTTTTGTTTTAATGAACTATATAATGGAACATTAGGTAATTCACTTTGTTTATATGGCATTATTTTTCAACCTTGAATGTAAAGTCGTTATCATGAATATCATTAATTTCAGCAACAGTTCCACTACCACTTATAAATTTGTATAACAATTTGTAATACCTTTCTGCCTGTAATCCATTCATCCAAAGATTAAAGTAATGTCCAGATGAATCACAACTCACTGCAGTATATTGATCAAAGGGTATTATAGTTTCTTCGGTTAGTGCATCTTTAACAGAATAGAATAAAGTTCCACTTGGAAATGTAGTTACTTGTAATGCTCGTGGTGTAGTTTCATAAGTTTTTGCTGGATATCTTTGCCTACCCGCTAATCTAAATTTTATTTTTGAATTTTCTTTATATGAATCTCTCATACCCTTCATATAAAAAACTATATCATCTAATTGAGAACCACTCAGTAAAGTTAAAGCTGTAGAACCAGTCGAATATACAAAATCTTTCCAAACTACTTCTAATTTTGGTTGATAGATTGTATTTGTATCTCTTGAAAAGAATTTAAATTGACCATATTCAGATGAATCTCCTTCGGGACAATTTGAATCCTCATTACCAACACTACCACTTCTTTTTATAATAAACCCTTCATTTGGATAATCTGAACTCGAAGCAAGTAATATACTAATAGGTTCAGTAACATTCATTCTCATATCTGTACTACTGTAATCAAACGATTGAGAAGCATATCTCAAACGTCCTAACGATCCTGCACTTGCAGTGTTTTCAGTCCAAGAGCCAGTAACGTTACCCCCATCTAACAAATCCCAATGAGGAGAACCAGATATTGGCATAAAATCTCCATACCAAGTTCCACCTGTATCATTACTTCCACTTATCCATTGAGTTGCATCATTCTGACCAACTCTATATCTCCAACTAACACCATCAGTAGTTTCTGGGTCATCGTGAAATGTTCCTTCACCTGCAGTCCATGATTGTGAAACAATGTGTGCATATAAAAGTTGAGAGGTTGAAGT